CAGGATTTGACAAATAAATATTTATCGTAGTCTTAGCTTCAGCTATTTGAGCCTCATACTTTTTACTAAGAGCCTCTAATATTTCTTCTTTATGCATTAAAAAATAATGATAAGTGCAAGTACAATTACAGCTGCTCCTAAGATTTTCTCTTTCTTAGAACTATCTTTAATCATACTCCAAATACTTTTTATCTTACCCATGAGTACTCCTATTTTTTCTTTTTCTTTTTAAGCATCATAAAATCTTTTTTACTGATTTTACCATCCTTGTTTGCGTCTATTTTGCTCTGCTTACCTTTAAGTTTTTTAGCCGCTTTAGGCTTGTTCTTTTTAGCAGCAGGCACTTTCATTGCATATCCTGGCATTACTTGTATCCTCCTCCAGCTTTTTTATAGGCCTTGGCCATTGCTTGTGCCTTACGCGCACTCCATTGTCCCGCAGCCGTTCCATGTGAAGCTTGTGCTTTAATACGATTAAAGATTCGCTTCCTTAATCCAGGCTTGGTATAATTACCAGCTTGGTTAACTTTTGATTTACTTTTTGTTTTTGCTTTTGCCATTCTTCAATACTCCCTGTAAAGTTTTAGCTTGACCAGCATGTAGTTTAGATGCTTTCTTCAAACCTTTAATTACTTTCTTAAGTTTCTTTTTCATTAAACTCTCCTTATACTTGTATTAATTATACCTTCAATATTAGAAGTCATATCAGCTGCAGCATCCATTCCGATCTGTGCTTCTTTTAACTTACGATCTTGATCTTTGTTTTCATCATCAATCATTAATTTACTTTCTTCTAAGTCCATTTTATCTTCATGTACTTTCATATCGTTCATTAATTTTTGTGCACGTAAAGCTAAATCTTTTCTTTGTATATCTAACTGTTCTTCAGCTGTAGTTTTATTTTCACCAGCCATAATTTTTTGTTTCTCTTCATCAAACTGGTTTACTTTATCTGCAGCTTGTGCTGCCATTATCGCAATTTGATTTTCCATTTGAGGTGGCATCTGTTGACCAGCCATAATCATTTGTTGTGCTTGAGGATCTTGAATCATCTGTGCCATTTCTTGTTGATACTTTAATGCAAGGTGATCTTGTATATGCGACATTAATAATTGTTGCATAGCTGGATTACTTTTGTACGCAGGGTTTTGTAAAAACATACCATGTGTAACAATGTGTGCATCGTGATTTTGATCAGGTCTTGGTTGTAAAGGTGCCCCCTTTAACGAAGCCATGTTCTCTGAAATAGGATCAGCAGTGAAAGGTTGTTGTTGTTGTTTTAAATATCTTTGTGGTTCGTCCACGCCCATCGCTGAAAACAATTCCATACCTATTTGCTCCATGTTGTAAGCAGCTGGGTTTTGTTGAGCGATGGACATGATGGCGTTTATTTTTGCGATCCTGTGTGCCTCAGTCGGCATATTAGGATCTGATACAGGAATTACATCAATACTTTTTAGATTGAAATCGTTCCTAAATATCTGCTGTGCTCCACCTGCCACTTCGTAGGGATACAAATCAGGAAGAAACTCCGAATCTAATCTAGTTAGAATACGAAGATCTTTAGTCTGTGCGGCATGTAATCGTTTATGCACAGCATTGAACAGCTTTGAAGACTGCTCAAGCAGGGCCATAGTTGTGCCAACTGGCCCATAGTTTGTTGCATTTTCTACTACGTTATCAGTAGAGTCTGCAAACTGGGATGCGAGTTTAGACGCATAATCCATTAAATTAAATAAAGTTGACGATGGTTCTTTAAACGGAAGTATCTGTAAAGACTTTCCTAAATCACCAGCGGGTGCATTTACTTCTCTAAATTCACCTGGAGCAATAGGCTCGTCAGGTGCAAGGACACGTAAACCGTGAGCCTTGAAACCACCTGGCAAGTTCGCAAAGGTTCCAGCATCAATCAATTGACGCATAGAGGAAGTAGCTGTTTTAGTTAATCCACCTATTAAATGGATATAACCATAACCATAAAAACCCAAACCTGGAATCATTGTATAATGCGTAAAATACATTTTCTTTTTACGCATTGGATCGTCTGGATCATAATTTCTTCTAATAGCTAAAACTGTTCCATCAGATGTCATATGAACTATGTATGGTAATTTAATACCATCAGGATCTTCATAACCTGGCAGATCTAAATTGATATGCATCTCTAACATTTCTATATAATCATCATTTTCTCCTGGTTTAGAAACACCTACAATTTCATCAGAAGTTTCATCAGCGGAACTTTGTTCAGATCCATATTCTGCATCTATATCTGTATCTATAAACATTCCTGCAATTTGCATTTTCTTAATTTCATTTTTAGATATTAAATATTTATGAGTGTATCTTTCTGCACTTTCTAAATCAGATGCAAAGTAATCAATAAAAAAATCTTGTGCTTTAATAAATTCTGTAACTGGTCTTTGTAATGAAGGATTAAAAGAAGTTTTCTTAAATGCTGTTCCATACAAAGCTACATGAAATAACATTTTATCTAACTCAGGTCCGTACTCAGGCATTTGTATTTGTGTTTGCCAATTTAAAAATTGTCTTACACGATTTGCTTGTTCTAATTTAGGTTGAGTTTGTGTGCCCATAATTCTAGTTCTAACTGGGCCTTCAGTTGGAAATAATTCTTTGTATGCTTTAGCTTGAAACTTTACAACTGCTTGTGCAAGAACTGGATGTGTAACACCACTTGCTCCTGGAAATGCACCTGCACCTTCATCATATTTTAAACCTAATAGTTCTATACCTTCTTCTGCAATTTCATCATACTCTGCTCTAGATTGTTTATCTCTATCGTAACCTTCTTGTAATTCTTTAGAAACTTCTTGTATATCAGACTCTGGCATATTTTCAGCCAGGTTATCATCAAAGTCCCCCATCATCATAGGAGCATCTTCTTCAAGAAGACCCATAGCTTCAGCTTCATCTAATTGTTGTTGATCTGTTAAAGTGACTTCTACGCCACCATCTTGTGTTTCAGTTATCTCTTGACCTGTAGGTAAGTCTGCAGATAACGTATCGTCTTCTGGTAATTCTATTCTTTTTTCTATAGCCATGTATCCCCTTTAGTAGAATTTTCTACCATCTCTATTATAAATCTCTTGCTCTCGTTTGTCAAGCCAAGTATCAGCTCCATGTGAAACATATCCACCATTTCTCATCCATATCAATGCTTGTGTAAGTGTATCCATATAATCATCATGAAGTCCTGCTGGAAAAGCTCTAGTCTCATCTATAACTTCCATAGCCCAATCTTTTTTAAAAGGGGCAAATATTCGTCTGTTATGAAACAAAGATGTTATAGAATATGCTCTAGCAACTTTATCTCTGTCTGGTTGAAACTCAAATATAGGCAAACCTGTTAAACGTAAGTCTTGTATTAAAGATTGACCTGAAGCTTTCTTCTCTATTAGTATAGAATCTGGATTATGTTGATTATATTTTTTAACTGCTTTCTCTCTAAGTGTCGGATAATCCCATCTTCCTTTTTCTGCCCCCAATAATATTAGGTTAGGCATATCTAATCCTTTATTAAACACACCCCATGTAGTTATCGCAGAATAATCTGCAGTTGTTCGTGTAGAAAATGCAGTATCCCATGATTGTATTATGTATTCACACTCAGGTGGGTCTGGATTCTCCCAGTTCTGCCACCAATCTAGTTTTATTATGTTACCTTCTTCTGCAGATGGAGCTTGACCGTACAATGCATCAAATTTAAATGGGGGTGTATTGTTTTTTGTGCGGATTATTTCTTCAGTTGACCAGTGAAATCCGTTTTTCTCATCAGGTTCTGGCCAAAATGACTCACCTAACTGCAATTCTGTGTAATTTTTAGATAAATATCCCTGTTTTACTAGTTTTTCACGCGCATCTTCTAGTTTTTCTAGAGAATCTGTAGTATTTAGTGCAGGAATACGCACAACTTCCCATGAATCTGACATAGGAGAGCTATCTTCTAGAGATAATAGGTGTCCAGCTAAGTCTCTTTCGTGCCATCTTGTCATAACTATAACAACTTTACCACCAGGCATGAGTCTTGTACGCAATCCAGAAGCATACCACTCGTTTAGAGCCTCTCTTCTAGCTTTTGAAAATGCATCTTGCTCTGATATTGGGTCATCTATGATGGCTAAGTGTGCACCAAAACCTGCAATACCAGATCCTGAACCAGCTGCTAGGAATGAACCTGCATCTTTGCCTTTATGTTGAAGACTCCAGCTGTTCGCAGAACGATTATCTTTACGAATATTTATTTGTGGAAAGATAGATTTGTATTGTGGGGTATTTACAATATCACGTATGGCGCGGCCGAACCTTGTTGCGAGATCATCACTGTGTGACACAGCAATCTCTTGCCAATATGGATTCTTACCCAGTGCCCATGCGGGAAAGTATGTAGATGTTATTAATGATTTGCTTGAACGGGGGGCAACAAATACCATCAAACGGTCTGACTCCCCACTTGCAATTTTCATTAGTTGATCACATAGCAATCTGTGATGCGGCCCAACACTAAAGGATGGGTTCATCAACATAACGAAAGCCAAGAGATCTTCTCTTGCTTGTTGTACGGCTACTCTGGTAGCGGCGTTTCTATCTTCTGTTGTTAAGGACATATACTTCGTCACCCCATATCACAAGTTGCGTAAAAGCATCTTGTGGAGGATTGTTTGGATCGTATATATCCAGATCTGGATTTAAAATCATGCTCGTATCTCCTGTTACTTTTACTTGCATTAAAACTTTTTCTTATAACTAATACCTATTTTATCTTTACCTACATCTACTGAAAACCCAGCGTCTTTAACTTTATCTGCCATACCTTTTACTTTAGTGTAGCCAGGTATTTTAGATGCTACCTTATCTGCTTTACCTAAAACAATGTTCTTTAGTACGTCAGCAGGATTAGATGTTTTATCATTAGTTGTATTATTAGACATTATCTACCTCTGCTGCCACCAATTTTTTCTGACATCATTTTTTGACGTAGTTTGTTTTTAGCTTTACCTTCTGCCCCTCTGTCAAATTTACCTTCACGTTCTTGTTTTTTAACCTCGTTTAGTAATGAATTAAATTTTAAACCATCGGCTTTCATTCTTTTCTTTAATTTATTTATTTGAATTTGATATTTATTTCTGCTATCACCTTCAACTTTAGTGCCAACTAATTTGTCTTTATTAGATAATAAAGCTTTTAATTGATCGCCATATTTATCCATAGCATTAGGCGGATCTTTTTTCTTTTTAGCAGCTTTGTTTAAATCAGATGTTTTCTTTGCAGATTCAGTTACAGTTGTCTCTCTAAGAGTAGCTCCTTCAACTTTGCCACCTGTGTTTATGTTATTTCTATTTTTTGGTTGTATCGCTTCATTCTTTTTTAAATTTTTTTCAAGATCTTCTTGATACTTTTTATTGGCTTCATCCAGTGCTATATTCATTATTTACCTCCTACGATTTTTAGTTTTGGTGCAGCAATTTTCTTCAGACGTTCAACATCGCGTTCGATATCTTCCTCAGAGTTGCCAGTAGAGAATGCGTTTTGCACATTCATCTCGGTTACATTCTTATCAGTCCACATCGCTTGATGTTTACCTAATAATTCAAGGGAGCGGATAGCCGCGTTATAATCGCCCTCCTGCTCGGTCTTCTCAGCGATACGTACTAGGCGGCGCAATATATCATCCGCTTCAATTTTAGTACGCTTTGTCTGGTCGGCTTTAAGTTCTGATATTCTTTTTGCCACTAATGGATTACGAATCATAGTCCATGCGTTTTTCTTTGCATGTTGTTCGCCGTATCCAGCACGGATTGCTGCAGGAACAGCCGCCAAGTCTTTAATAAACTCTTGACAGAACTGCTCTTGTTGTGGAGTTAGTGTATCGCCTTTAGCCATATTAAATATTATAACTCAAAAGGTATTGTAATTCAAGGCTAGGTGCGTTATAATATTCCTGTATGGTCGCAAGATCATACGTCTCCTGTATAGAGGAGAGGAAAACAGCGTTACATATCACACACACACTTCACACAATAACGCTCCTCTCCTCAACTTTAAAAAAAAACGTCAAAATTTGAAAAAATTTTTTGAGGTGTACTATGTATGTGTTGCAGGCGTGTATTTTTCTCCCCCCGTCTTGATCTGATCGACCACCCCCCACCCCATAGGGTGCGACAAGTTGTCACATGTGACAATCTGCCCTGCGACAAGTTGTCAAGTGCTAGGATCTTGCGTATGCGTTTTTTGCATATTAGCTATGCAAAAATAGCATTTGCAATCAAAACGGATTAGTATATCCTAGTATTTGTAGGATCAAAAGACCTAGTTAAACCTTGAGCAATACGGCTCTTTGTTTGAAACTTATCCACAGGCTGTGGATAACTTTTGAAAATAGTTCTTGACTATGTTTTTTATTCTGTTATGCTGTAAGCATAATAAAAAAGTGAGGTTTTTTATGGCTAATTATTCAAATGGGAATAGTGTGTATTCTCAGAAAATGTTACCTGTTGGAAAAAGTTTAGTTTACAACAGTATTAAAAATGAGTGGCAAGATTGCTCAGATCCTAACAAGCTAGTGACTAGGTATCCAAATCACAAAGTTGATTGTAGCGAATCAAGGATAGACGGGTTTCATCGATATAAGGTCAATGAAATAATAGAACAAGCCAAGAATAAAAAGGGTAGAAAACCAGCTTGGCTGAAAATGTTTAAATAGGAGATAATTAATATGGTTAGAAAATACAACGCTTTTAATCCTTGCGTAAATGCTGAAAAAGTTTTAGAAAAATATTCTAAAAAGTGGGTTATGAAATTACCAAGTTTAGAAGTCATTGACGATAAGTTTGATGACCTAACAGATAGTGAAGTTCAATTAATCAATAAAGATTTACAAACTGAATTTGGAATAGATAGAGGAATAAAACAATGGTTATAGATACTAAAAGTGTAGTTAAAAAATTATCAAATAATAAAGCTCAATCCTTTACGGATTGGGTTTTAGATTTTCAAGAAGATCATCAAGAAAAGTTATCTGAAGATAATTATAATGATGTTATGATTGAAAAAGCTGAAGAAAAATAATACTTGACAAAGCTAATTATATAATTATGATTGGCTTTTTCAAATATTAGATTCGCTAATGTTTGTAATAAATTGTGTGAGGTAAACATGACTTTATTAACTTATTTAAGAAATGATCTTTTGCTAGAAAATCATGAGGTTAGTGATTTTGCAAGAGGTATTTTGCCAGATCATATCTCTCATGAATATGACTACGATCAATTGGAAAGATTTTTTAGACAATTGAGAAGATTTAATTTTAGAAATCATGGTGGTTTTATTTATGATTTGATGAGTAATGCTGATCTTGACGAATGTGGGGATTGTGACTCTATCATGTCAATGAATGAAAGCTATTCAGTAAATCACGGAGATAATCATGTATGTGAAAGTTGTTGCAACGATAATTATTATTATTCAGAACACGGAGATACATACAGACACAATGATGAGTATGATGAGTATGAGGGCTATGATGAATATACAGGAACTTATAGCTATGATACAAATGTATTAGATTATTGTGGTTTCAACAAATTACCTAACGAAAATGCTAGTCAATTTTACGGTATTGAGTTAGAAGTTGAGAGAAGAAAAAACTGTCCAAGTGATATTGCAGATGACATAAATCGTATGTATGACGGTTTTGCTATCTGTAAATCTGACGGCTCACTTGATAATGGTTTTGAGATTGTGACAGGTCCAAGCACTATTGGATATCACAAACAAGAATGGGAACATTTTTTCAATTCCAAATTATGTCAAGAGAATCTCAAAGGTTGGAATACTGATACGGCAGGATTACATATCCATATTGGTAGAAAACATTTAACACCTTTGAACATTGGTAAGATACTTGTCTTTATCAATGACAACAGCAACTATCATTTTATTAATGATATTGCAGGTCGATCTTCGGATCAATGGGCAAAGAAATCACCCAAAAAAGTATCTGATGTAATGCGACCAACAGGGGAAAAGTATGAAGCTGTGAATACAAATCATCACGCAACTATTGAACTTCGTATATTTCGATCTAATATTACAAGGCATGGTTTCTATCGTGTCTTGGAGTTTACAGATGCTATGGTAAACTTTGTCAAGCAAACCAATTGCACGACTACAAGTTTACATTACACAGCATTTTGTCGCTATGTTGCAAGAGAGCAACAGCGATCACAATATCCTAACCTCTTGGCTTGGCTTATTCGTAAAGGCTATGTCAAAGATGTTAAACCCTCTCGTATCGTGGTTGATACGGAAGAAGAAACAGTTACTAACCAAGTGGGGTAATTATGTGCTTAATAATAGCAACTAAAAATCCAAAGCAACTTTCATCAGCTTTAATGGAAACAGCTTATGAAAACAATTCCGATGGCTTTGGTTTGATGTTTGTTCACAAAGGACAACTTCATACTCGGAAGATCGTTCCAAAAACTTTCAACGATATTGAAAAGTTATGGGATAAATATAAATCTATGGATACACCTATGGGTATTCACTTTAGATTTGCAACCAATGGCGATACTAATAAATCAATGTCACACCCTTTTGAAGTATTATCAAAAGCAAAAGGTGATGACAGGGATCTATGGGTAATGCACAACGGACCACAACTACCAACACCTATGATTGACAATAACAAATCTGACACACATCAGTTTGTCAAATGGATACTACGACCTCAGTTGTCAGCTAATCCTAAATTGCTTTACAATGCAGAATGGCAAGAGATGATTGAGGAACTCATTGGTACGGACAAGTTATTATTTCTTGACAGCAAGACCAAGGAGTTTGTTATCTTCAATGAAGATCAAGGTACTGACATGGACAATGTGGGTTGGTTATCCAACACTTATTCCATACAGCCTACATCATATGGTAAGCGTGACAAATACTATGATGACAAAACAGATACAATCAAAGATGTATCGGATAGTAGCAAGTGGTGTTACGAAGATGATGATTGGGGTTATGGTAGCTACGGCAACATAACACGACAACACTACGGACATTACAATCGTAATGGTGTAGAGGTTAAGCCTACACCTTTGGCTAGTGGTATCGGAGTTCAACAACAATTGAACATACCATTACCAAAACAAGAAGCAGATGAAACTATGTGGAATGGTAAAGCATTACGCATGGAAGACCTGTATCAAATGGACAAAGAAGAAATAATAGAACTGTGCGAGGAGAATCCTGTTGGTGTGGGTTGCCTTGTCAGTGAAGAAATTGTGGGGAACAGAGCATGAGCAATAAATATTTTAAACCAAGCATTGCATATTGGTGGAATGAGCCAATCACTTTTGCGATCTCTTTATCAAATCGCACAAAAGAATTTGGCAAGACTAAAGTTTTAGGCTCAAGAGTAAATACTAAAGACAAGTTTGAATATGTGTGGGCAGATCCTGTGAAAGCAGGATTGCCTAACAACATACATCTAAAGAATATTAGCTATGGGTATGTGCCTAGTGGCGAATCTTCTACTTCAATTAGGTGGCTTGATCGTGACGGTAAGATACCTGTAGATAATATAAAGTATATTGTATTCAATGGTATTCGCATACGCAAAGCAGAATATGATGAGTTATACGATCCTAATACTAAACAATATCCGAGGACTCTTGTAAATCTAAAAAGCAATAGTACTTTACAAGTATCTTTACCACAATTAGTTGATAAATTAAAACGAATGGGTGAGTGGAATCTTATTGGCAACAAGAGATTAACTTCTACATCTATTAGAAGATTTGATTTATCTGAATGGATTGGTAACTTTCAAAGAGGTCACGCTACTGACAGGTTACGAATACTGAAAGCGTGGGGGCATAGTATCAATATACCTAAGAAAGCTATGGCATTATCAATGCACAGAGCAAACTATCAAGATAAGTTTAGTAGCTTTGCGTGTCTGTTTATGGAAGGACAACACGCAAGTGTAAAGGCTTATGACATGGTAGCATAACACCGACATGACACCGACAGAACACGAGGGTACTATGCTTACTGTCAAGGGGGCAGTTCAGTGTAATATTATAATAAAAATAATAATAAATTTTAAATCGTTAATAGGGATTGCACATGCCCCCAACCCTCGATATGTTGACCTATCGAGTTCTTTCGGTGTTCTATCGGTGCTTTTTCTATTGACAAATTACAGGAGTATGCTATGATTATAATTACATTATTAACTTTTATGTGTGGTATGGTATGTGGCTTTATCGCACTCGGAACTTATACCTTTGTGAAGGAGGGCAGATGAAATGGAAATTGACAACTCAGTTTTGTATCTTATTCTTAGTCTTATTGGTATACTCATCATCTGGTATCTGAAATGATTATCGGAAAGTATATACCTGACAATGCGATACAAGTTAGATATGTTCATCCTCAGTATGAACAAGATGAAGACGGCAACGAATACATATGGAACGAAGAAGAAATGACAGATGTCGCAGACTTAATTCGTGAAGTTAACAGAAACCAAATACCTTTATACTATCGTCGCAGAGTATCTGACTATGCTCGTGAAGATACGCGTAAGTGGAACAGATATATCAATGATAATAACCGACACTATAAAGATAATCTTTTATATGTTCGTGTTAAGAAAGTAGGTAGACGAGTTCTTGTTGTCTATGACAAAGCCTATTGGGATAAGATATTTGCTTCTGGTAAAAAGATTACAAGTAATATGGGTGCTGTGAATCGCGTCAACATAAGACACAGACCTCGTCATGTAGTAGACGTACAAGAATCTATAGAAGATTTTGTAAGATCGTTGGATGAAAATACGCATGTAGAATGGGGGGAGGATCATGAAGAAAGATGAACTACAGATTGTATTGATTGATTGGCTCGACGCTATGTCGGATGATAACTCATGGCAAGAGTTAAAAGAATTAGAAGAACAAAAGCTAAGACCTGTCACAAGTGTCGGATATGTTATCAAAGAAGATAAGGATTCCGTCATTCTTGTATCATCTTTTGATGAAGAAAGTCAATGTGGTGGTGGGGGTGTTGTTATCCCTACCAATTGTATTACAAATAAAACAGTATTGAAAGGACAAATTAATGTCGAATGATTATGATTGGAGAACTAATCTATTCGTCTATGGCACACTAAAAAAGAATGGCAGATTACACAGTGTGCTAGGTAATTCATCTGAATTTGTTGGCACATATGTGACAGCAGATGACAAGTATGATTTGTTTAGTTACGCAAAAAGTTTTCCTATTCTTGTGGCAAGAGAGAAAGGATTTAGAATACGGGGTGAGGTGTGGTCAGTCACACCAGAAACTATGGATAGAGTAAATGCTATCGAGAGTGGATCATCATACTACCCTTTCCAAATAGATGTGATGAATGAAGTAACAAAAGAATATGAGGTTGGATCTGTGCTAGTCTTTATGTTCCCTGGGAACAACCATAGGCTTATGCCTGTTAAAGATATTGAAGCAGTAGATAACGTGAAAGAATGGAAATTATGAATCATATAATATTTTCTGTCATAATATTTATTACCTTGACAGCCTTGCCACTATCAGTTATAGTCGGCTTACTTACGGAACCAGCATATCAAAATCCGTTTGCATATGCTATGGCATTATTATTTATTTACATAGGAGTAAAAGCATGGAACCCTACAAGAAAAAAATAGAACAAGACGATGACATCTTAGAAGATGGTGACTTTGTATTAGATGGATACACAGTTAATATCGAAGACACATCTAAACATAACGACGATTTAAGTTTAGATCACAATGACTATGAACATATACAGGAGGAATATGGCGTACAATCCGAAGACATACAACCTATTGCACTCGACAGATTTATCGAACGCATTGGAAAAAGCCGTCGATCATCTGGATAATAGTGAGAGCGATGAGCCTTGTATATATCTAAGGCATGACAAACCATTTGCTTTGAAGATGAGATTGTATAGATATGTCAAAGCATATCGTACACAAATGAAAAGCAAAGACAGTGTAGATGAAATGCGATATGATCATTTAGTGTTTGACATTAAAAATGATTGTGTTACAATTACATCTTCATTAGAATCAAAATCATTTGACATGACAGATGAGGAAGGAAATAAACTATGAGCGATGACTTAAATAAAGTCCAACAAAAATTGTTTACTGATTGTTTGGAAGACTTAAGAAAACCTATTGCAGATTTATGTATGAAGTATCCCATGGCAGTTGTTGAATCAGCACTGATTGAAATGGGTATGCGAATGATACTAACATCAGCAGGTAGTTTGCCCGCGTTGCATATGTTATCAGTGTGTGTACAGAATGCAACTTCGATAGGACATTTAATAGAAAAGGACCTGGCTTCCATGAGGGAAGAGGGGCAAGAACCAGACGCATTGGAGGATTGGCTATACAATGCAAACATTACAGGAAAAACCATACATTGATCATGTGCCCACACAACTTAAGTATTGGGCAGATAAAATGTATGACGCAGAGTTCGAAGGTAGGTGGCGGCAATACCACGAAGCAAAGTCACTCTACCTTCGCTATAAAAAACTAAGTGAAGAAGGAGTGGAGTATGAACCTAATTTTTAATTTAATAAAAAAACTTATTGACAAATTTTTTAAACGTGATAAGTATAAACCTCATAAAAGATATATGAGAGGAGGGAGACAAGATGAAGTATGATGTTACAACTAGCCACATGTATACGCAACACTGGACAGTGGAAGCTAAGACTAAAGAAGATGCGGCGAAACAAGTAATGGAATCCAACATGAAGTTTGATAAAGTTACTCGTAAATATGTATCTAATAAATTAACTATGGGTTTGGTTACAATACCAGACGCAAAGATTATGTCAGTTGAACCGTATGATACGGCAGGCTTAGATGAACCACAAATAGATACAATTAGTTATGGAGGAACAGATCCAGAATGAGTGAAGAACTAGAGATACCAACAGAACTATTAGAGAAAGATCCTATGGAACTTGCAGACAGCCAGAAAGATATTGATACAATCATTGAGTATCTACAAAAGACTCGTGAGAATATTAGAGCGGCAGAGAAATCTGGTAAAAGAATAACAGGCAAGGCGGCAAGAACTAAAGCCAAACCTGTGACAGAAGGTAGCATATTAGATGTGTTAGTTAAAGATGTCTAAACCAGATAGGATTCCAAAGTATGTTTATGTAGATGATAAACCTAAACAAGTGGTGTGGGATACGTCAAGTCTTTCAACTTTCTTGGCGTGCCCCCGTCTATATAATCTAACAAACTTGCGTGGGTATAAACTAAAAAGTTATGGCACGGTTACGGGCTTTGGCTCTGCGGTACACGACGCATACGAGATCTTAGATAGGGGTAGGTTTCATAACAAAAGTAAACAAGATACATTGCGTGAAGCAATTGAGTTTACACTTAAAAATTATGGAGCAGACTTATCCTTATCAGAAGATAAAGCCAGGGGATTGGAAGCCGCACTGCGTGCAATAGTATGGAGAGTGGATGAATACTGGGATGATAAC